TGAGTACACTATGGCTCATAAGGATGCAGAATCAGTTCCATATATTGGAATTGATGACATTAGTTTTTTGAAGCGTGATTTTAAATATCATGCTGATTTAAAGACGATTGTTGCTCCTATTGAGTTAGATAGTATTTACAAGAAGTTTTACTGGATCAAAAAATCTAGTGAATGTCCTTTATCCTATGAAGAGCAATTCGGAGCGTACACAGACGGTGCGATTCGAGAGGCTTTTCTTCATGGTGAAGACTTTTACCACGATTTCTTAGGAAAACTTCGACACATTGTTTCATTGAATCCTTCTCTACAGGGTGTGATATCTTTCATACCCTATGTAGAGATGTTGGAGACATTGAAACCGGATTATGTGAAGGGATCACAAATCCACAAGCCTCGAAAATTTTTCGCTGAAAGTGTCGGTTTATTAACTGATACTGAAGCTGATTTTGAGAGCACTGTCACTGATTTTTTCGGTGATCTCTAAACGCTAATTTTTAATGTTGTTTCGCGTTCAAGCCACGGCAAACAACAAGTTATCTGTATTGATTTACGACGTGATGTTATGACACTACACATGGACGCTTGCAGATTCCCAACTAGTCACCCAAAGGGAGCATTTTAATGCTGATGCATCCCGGTTAACCAACGGCATTTTCACAAACATTTTTATTTATAATTTATACCATTCCATTTTTGCATATGTTGCTTATATAGCAACTTTTATATATTTATTTTTACGTATTTTTTACTACTCTATGTACATTGATTCTATTTTAGCCTTCGGGCCCGCTGCTCGTGCAGGACTTTATAATGTAATTGGTTTCACACGTGATTCTTATATGAAGAGATTGAAACTCTTTAGATTCATTACGATACCATTATATTTTCTCGAAAGAAAGGAACCAATTCGTACTACCCACATGAGAATTTTGAACTTGATTGAAGCTTTGAAGTTGGATAAACCTAATGGAACACTAAGGAAACAACCCTATTGTGTGCATTTATCGGGACCACCTGGTACTAGTAAAACAACTTTAGCCATCCAGATTGCACAAAAATTGATGCGTGCAAAATATGGTAGAGCTTTACCTAGTGATATAGTTACTTTGAACGAAACAGATGATTTTCAATCAGAATATCGTTCAGATCACAAGGTAGTTATTTTCGATGATTTAGGAGCTGAATCTTTTGTATCTTCAAATGAACGTAATCCATGGAGAAAAGTTTTGGATTTTGTGAATAATGTTCGCAAGACCGCACTTAATCCAGCTGTGGAGATGAAAGGTATTGTTCAAATTGAACCAGAAGTTGTGATCATAACTTCTAATGTGGGTCCTTCTAGGATTGATGGTATGACTTGTGCGTGG